ATTATTCTGGGTTCCCCCAGATGGTATAAGCTCTGAAAGAGTAGACATTTACACACTCCAGCCAATCGTCCCATTGATGTAGGTCATCACGATTTCGGCAAAATTCTTATCGAAGGTAAGGTCAGTAGCTGAACTGGCTATGTTAGAGCCGTTACGCGCAACCAAAAAATTAGTTGTCGCTGCTGCACCTGTGCCGTCCTTGATGACTACATAATCACCTGCGCTTGGACTAGAAGGCAACGTAATTGTTATTGATCCTGCCGTAGCAACTATAAACGAAGCAGAAGTAGCCGTAGTGCTAGTACTAGTTAACGTTGGAGCAGGGTAACCGGCAGCTTCTGCCGCTGATGTCCATGTAGTACCGTTAGACTTTAGGACGTTACCTGATGTCCCTGGCGCAACGGTTGTCACAGCGTTAGTGCCACTGCCTAGTATTACGTTGTTAGCGGCTATCGTAGCAACACCTGTACCGCCGTTAGCTACCGGAAGCGTGGCTGTTACCTGAGAGGTCAAGTTAACGTTAGCTAAAGCTCCACCAAGCGTTAAGTTACCTGAACTTGTAACCGTGCCCGATAAAGTAATTCCGTTGACCGATCCTGTACCGCCAACAGAAGTTACAGTACCGTCGCCAACGTCCACTGTGGCAAGCGAATCATAGACGGCAGCCCCTGCACCGGCTCCGTCGGTATAAAGAATTTTGGTGTTGTTAGTGGGAATTGTAATTTGTGCGCCAGAGCCTTGTTTAATAATAATGCTTTGACCACCACTAGTAGCGTTTTCTATCCACCACATTTTACTAACAGTGTTTGGAGCCAATGTAATTGTTCTAGCTGACGTTAAGTTTGTACCGGAAGTAATTTTAAGGTACATAGCACGTAAGGTGTCTGCGCCCCCGTCCGACATAGTAAACGTTTCGTTTTGATCGGCAGACATTGCTTTCGCGCCATAACCCATAGCATCCGTAATCAACTCTAAGTTGGTATTGGTGCTGGTTCCCCACGTACCACTTTCGTCGCCCGTGGCGATTTCTTTTAATCTCAAATTATTTACATAAGTCGCCATTTTTAACCTCGTTTATTACGCTGCTATCTCTGTCCAATTAGGATCTTGAGAAGGTTGTATTTCTATCCACATCTGGATACCCGAAACTTGTCCTACTGCTTGCACCCCTGTAAGAGTGGTACTAATGTTAACCTCTACGTCAACTTGACCTACAGCACCAGTGGCACTTACCCCTGTTACTGTAAAGGCCGCAGGTATACTCGGTATAACCTGACCAACCCCTCCGGTAGCTGCTACCCCAACTAGGACAATATTAGCGTCACTGTTTACCGTAACGCCACCCACACTGCCTGTGGCTAACAAGCTTCCTGCGGTAACTGTTCCTGTAGTGACCGCTAAAGCCGTTCCTACGCTACCTGTGGCTTGACTTCCTGCGTTAGAGTTACCCCAACCAGAGTTACCCCACGCGCCAATTCCCCATCCTTCTAATTTAACCGTTACAGGGAATCCTACTTGACCTACCCCTGTCGTTCCAACCGAACTTCCCGCTACTACTGTTTCATTGAAGACAATGTTAACACTAAGGCTACCTACGGCGGTTGTGGCGGCAACTCCCACCAGCGTAACAGACGCTTGTCCATTAATCGAAACCGCTCCGACCGAACCCGCAGCCTGTTGGCCCGAGCTAGTGTTGCCCCACGAGCTAGAACTCCATGTATCCGTCCCCCAACCATCGAGGCGTACAGTCTGGTCGGTCACTACGCAATCCTAATCAACGCCGATGTTGCATTGTAAGTAGGCATAACTACCGAAAAATCACCAGAACTTGACGACTTGTCTGATCCAAAGTCTAAAACAAGTAGTGTAGGATCACCTGATGCAGTGTCGTTATAAATTAATGCACCACGCGCAGTAATAGTAGAGGTCGGCCAGTTACGATCTCCAAACTCTGCAAAAGCAGTGGTACCGCTGTTAGTCGGGGTTACATTAGTAAGCACGTTACCGCCAGCCACATAGCCTGTACCCGTCACTTCGTTAGAAGTGGTGTAAGCAGTGGTAGCAGCGTTAAAAGACGCACTGTTTGTATACAGGGCCATTTTAAAACTGTTGCCCGAACCGTTAGTTAAGTTGTGAACGCCTTGTAGTAGCTCCTGCTTAAAGCTAGTACACATATAGTTTCCAGAAAATGCCATGTCATAATCTCCTAATTAATTCAGCTAGTTTTGGTTGGCCCGCATCTAATAAAGCATTATAGACGGTGGTTCTATCACTGGAAATGGCTTGACGCATATAATCGGCAATAACCTCTTCCATGTTATCTTTAAAAGCGTGAGCTTGTTGTTGCAAAACCGGATTAGCTTGATCTGAAATACTAATAATACGATCTACACAACGACTTGCTATTTCTTCAGGAGTAAACCCCCTGTTTTGGGTTGTTGCAACTTCTACTTTAAAATCGTTAGATATACCTAATTGGGGTGTCATCATGTTCTTTCTCGCATAACCATACCTTCTCGATATTCATCAGTGACCTGTTTAGCTTCACCAAACTGCTTCAATGCAATAATAGCCTCTGCAAAACGTTTTTCATAATCCTGCATTAGCTGCGGGTCACCTTTCATGTAAATATAAGCTTCTATCAAACTGCCGTAAAGCAGCGTAAGTTCAGCGTTAATACTTAACCAAGTAGTTCCGTTTTCTGAACCAGCGGTTAAACTGGTTGGACGATAATAATAATGTAACTCTACAACAGAACTAGCGTTTGGCGTAGGAGCTATAAGAAAAGCATCAACATCAAAAATAGAGTAAAAACGAGGATCGCCTTGGGTAGACCTGTCCGGCGTAAACGATTGCAAAAAATTTACATCTTTAAACTCTAAAAATGTTTTTTCGTTAGTGGTCCCATCGGTGTACGACAATGAAAACGGAGCAAGAAAGTCCGTAGGCATCGTAAGGTACTCATCACCTTGCGTAACGTTTCCAGCGGAGTTTTTACGGAACAAGCTTAATTGTACGTTTTTTAGAATGCGTTCTTCCGCAGAGCGAATAAAAATGGGTAGATTAGTGACAAAAGACGTTTCCGAGTTTTGCGTGTAATCTTGCAATGCTGTTTTAAGCTGTGCGTAAGTAAATGCCATTACCTAAATCTCTTTGTTTTCTTTGCCACCTTTTTAGGTTGCGACGAAAATTGTTTCCCTGCTTTAGTGTCCTTCCTTTTTTTCCTAGTCGTTGCGGCATATTCCCCCGCAGACAGCGACTTTATTGCACTTTTAGGCAGGTATCTTTCCCCTGTTTTTGCGCTAGGCTTACCCGATTTGGTAGTCCATTTTTGCTTTGTCCACTTTTTTAAAGACTTTTGTGGAGCTTTTAATGCCATTAGGTATAGCCTCCGCCACTGTCCTTATATCTTTTGGCAAGCATTTGCGCTTTTCTAGCGGACCATTGACCCGCTTTACCGCCTTTTGTCCCTGCTTTTATAGAATTAAACATTCTTTTACGCATAGTAGGCTTAGTGTAGTTACCCGCTTCGTTTACACGAGACTTATTTACACCACCGCCTTGGTTCATTTTTATAGGGCTACCCGCCCCCAAGTTAACTCTGCTTGTCATGTCGTAACCACCGTAACTGCGCCCACTTGTCCAAAAACATTCATTGGCCTAAAGTTGCCGCCATCTTCTACATTAGGAACCCCAACGTAGATTGACAGAACCATTGGTGTATTAGGCCGAGGGTTGCGTAATGCTTGAGGGTCGGTAATTATTTTTCGAGGATCTAATTGTGGTTGTTTTTTCTCCCACTCCTCTGGACCAACTAAAGCACCCGTCCACTCAACTTTCATCTCGTTTAGCCTATATACAAAACCAGACCGATCAGATGTCCCTAAAGCATATTTTCCTGATGCAAATTTTGCCATTAATTGTTAAACCTCAAAGAAGAATATCCAGGAGATATAGTAAAAGAAGCTCTATCTCTATCTTCAACTGCGGCCTTGTCAAACTCTTCTTCATATAAAGCTTTTAACATAGGCGTTCTGTCTGCCGCTAATTTAATAGATAGGTAGTAAGCTAGACCGGCGGCTAAACAAGGATAAAACCTAAAGGGGACTTCAAAGGTGTTTATAAACGTATCCGCATCTTGTATGCGAGTTAAACGATTAAATATTATAACGTCGGTGCTGTTATCAGGCGTAGGCCACAACTCTAATTGCGGTGTTATTAATCGATTTAAAAAAAACTGACTTGCTCGTCCCGTAGTGCTTTTATTAGGTATTGTTAAATAATCGTCTCTACTGACTCGAGGTATAGTAAAATCAGTGCCATCCCTACGAACCGCTGCACTTAAAATATCGATAGTGCTTTGTACGTCCGAAAAATCAACCGCACTGGTTACAGTAGTGGTCGCTCCGGTTGTACCGCCCGTAATCGTCTCTCCTGCTAAAAACACACCTGTGGGCAATGTAATTGCTAAAGCTGTTGCCGTTGGTTTACTCGTTACTTGACACGTAGCCCCACTAGTTCCGCCCGTAATCGTTTCAGTTACAGCAAAATTAGCCGAAGCTGCTACCACCATATTTAGTGTGCCGCCTGGATATACTCGAATGTTTGCAGCTAGAGGTAAAGTGGTTTGAGCGATAGTCCATTGATTTAAACCACGATTAGCCCATTCAGCTAATAGCAGGTTTAAAGATCGTTTCGCTGTTTTAAGATCATAACCAGTGCGAACAACTTTTCCACATCGCTCAAACGCTTCTTCAATATAATCGGCTACATCTAGCTCGAAGTTGGTAGAATTAGAAGTGGTCATTAGGCTGTGCCTCTAGGCCCCTTTCCTCTTTTCATCTTCTTAGAGGCTACCATGCCTCCACCACGCATACGAACAGGGCCTGTGCCACTCTTCATCTTCTTAGAAGCAGCCATGCCTCCACCACGCATACGAACAGGGCCTGTGCCACTCTTCATCTTCTTAGAAGCAGCCATGCCCCCGCCGCGCATACGAACAGGCGTAGTGCCTTGGGGAACTTTTATGCCCATAGCTATTAGCTTATGCTCATTGGTATTAGAAGAATTAGCCGATTTTCCTGAACTTCGTGTAACCGGCCCCCCAGCACCTAAATTAACAACCCTTTTAGGCTTTGTTTTACCAGTTTTATCCATAGTGCTTACGGCTGCAAACTTTCTACGACCCATAGATGCTTCCATGCCTTCGCTTTCATTCCGACGAGAAGATTCACTTTGCTTTTTCTTACCGTTTCTAGAACCCATTGATTCGTCTAATCGGGCATTATAACCTTGTGTTTTACGAGCCATTTTTAAGCCTCCGATAGTAAGTTTCACGTACTTTTAGCATATCTCTTAAACCAAATTGTTTTTCGTATTCTTTGTAATAATCGGTTTTTTCTAATTTTTCCGAAGCCTCATGCAATTTACTTAACCTTTGAATAAAAATCATTGCATAGGGCTCGTCTTCGTCTATTTCTTCGTTTACTTCTAAAGCTTCTTTGCTGTAAAAAAGCTCATTTGGCTCTTCTTCGGGGTGATACGCCATCAGCCATATGTCTTTTTCTATAAAAACACCTTCGGCTATTGCCCCGTTCATCCCATCTATATGCTGATAAAACAACGTTTCATCTTTAATGTAGTCTAGGTCCACTAAAACCACTACATCGTATTTATCATCCCACGTAGAAACTATAGTAGTGAGATCTTGAAAAGACGGACATCGTTTAAACGATATACCTACTTTTTCACTAGCCCATGCTTTTTCTGCATAAGGACATGGCGGCATATTACCAAAGCTAGGATTAACTTTTTCCAAAGCTTCTTTCGACCAAGAACGGATTTCTTCCGTAATTTGATCCTCAACTACCATGCCTTACACGACCAGTATCTTGCCGTAAACTTATCTTTTGCCGTATCACAACTATGCCTAGCTCTAAAATTTTTACGGCGTCCTGGCTGGTCTTTTTTTATGGTCATATTAGCGTCACCAAACCGAACCATTTTTATTTCCGTGCCTTTTTTAGCCAAGACCACACTTTTTTTAGAACCTTTTTTACTTCTTTTAGGTTTATTATATCCCGCAAAAGTTTCATCTCTATATTTTAAGCGGCCGCTAGGTAATCTGGTCACATTCTTAGTTGTAGCCATTAGTTAAAAAACACCGTAATACCCGTCGTGACGGTTGTTGGATACACTAAATACGCGCCATCTTTAAACAAAAGCCCCTCATCTGGTATATCAGGATAGTCTGCCGATGTTGCGCCACCAGACGTCATAAACTTTAAGATAGAGGCTCCAGAACCTGTTGACCCATTGGTAAAGTTTAAAATACCCGCAGTACCCGTGTTAACAAAGTAAATACCGCGAATACGGGTACGACCTGCAAAAACAGGGGCTATAACAGTTGTTCCAGAGCCTACCGTAGCATTACCCGTAATTGCGCCATCAACTGCAACTTGTGTGACGGTAGCAAACACAGCGGTAGTTGAAACGATACCTCCGCCTGTATCAGGACCGGCTATTGTTTCTGTAAAAACAGTAGTTCCGTCTGCCAAAGTCCCTGTGACCGCAAAATCAACTCCACTGTTAGCCGAAACCGTGCTTATTACTACGTTTCTAGCAGGTGTCAACGTTGCTACTCCGGTTGATACCAGACTACCGTTAAGAGTTAAATTTCCCGCGCCACCCGTTGTTTGAGCCGTACATATCCCTGTAGCTACCGCCGCTGCAACCGTAGAAGGATCTATAAAGGTCGAAAAAGTATCTGAACCTGCCATGTGCTACTCCTTAATTTCGCCACGTATAATCATAGCTTTGTAAGCGGCACTTTGAGGATGAGGTAATCCTGCTTTTGCTGTCTTAGCAGGGGCTTTTTTAGGGGCTGTCTTTTTTGCCGGAGCTTTAGTTGTTGCCACGGTTTCTTCCTCCCAAGCTTCATTAATGTCAGGCGTAGAGGGGTCATCGCCCCTAAACGCCCCATCTTCTGTCCGCGCTCGTTTGCGCTTAACCGTAGCCATACTTAGTATGTCACACGATCTTGCGCGGCAAGTATGTAATCTATGCTCATACTTTTTGTTCCCGTAGCATCGCCACTCATGGAGACGGCAGCAGGTGTAATCAGATCACTTGTTATAATGTCCGTTATAGTGTGAACTAATTCTCTGTTTACAAAAAACTCAAGGACATTAGTGCCGCCAACCGCTTTACCTTTGGTCAAAGTAAAACCGACTGTTTGATATGTTCCATCTGCTACGTTGTACTTAGTAGGCAAAGAAAATTCATTTAGAAGAGGACCCGTAGTTCCGCTTACTACTTTCAAAGTGGCCGCGCCATCAGTCATTTGAAAACCAATGCGATTTGCTCGATCCAAACCGTTTTCAGGGTTTGTGACAAAGTTTTCTGTCATACCGACAAACGTATCCATTTGACCCGCTCCGCTACCAGCAGTGCTGTTAACAAAATAACGAGCTTCAAACCAAACTTTTTGACCTTGCGTGGCTGGCAGTTGAAAGATTTCATTGGCTTGTATAGATCCGCCGCTGTTGTCCGTAGTCGCCTGTGATGTAATGTTTAGAACACCATTCAAAGTGTCCGCTCCAATAGAAACATCAGCAGAAGTATCTTTTACTATGGTAAAAGCAGTGTCTAGTTCTTTGTTAAAGTCGTCCCAAAGAACTTGTTGATCAGGGTTTATCCCTATGGATAGGTCACTAAGACCCGCACGGGCGTTTGAGTAAAGAATCGGGCCTTTAAAATGAGTAGCCATGTAGTGTTCTCCTGTCGTGGCAAGTGTCTATTGCGGGATGCAATAGTCAGGTAACGTTATCAGTATAAACCAATAAAAAAAGGGCGACAACATTGCCGCCCTTCTTTATTTAAGCAAGAAACTTGCTTATGCGCCTGGAGTACCAAAGACACAACGCCAATCAGATACACCAAATGCATATCTTTCACGAGCCTTGAATCGTAAGTTACCAGTGTCAAAATCCCCCTCAGTGCCTGTAGTTAAAGGCGTGCGGTTGAAGACTTTGAAACCATTAGGGCAGTCAGTCTTAACAAAATACGCATCAGCATCAGTGAAGAAATGGTTTACTGCCGCGCCTTCTGGAAGCATACCCATTGATTTCATTGCGTTGATGTCGTTATCGGCTGTACCTGGACGTAGGTTAGAGTTAATGATTCTTTCAGCAATAAACTGAAGTTCTTTAGGAATCATTAGCTTAGTTCCACGAACGGCTATCTTTAAGCCCCTCTCGTCAGTAAACCCAGCGATTTGAATCAAAATGTCTTCTAAAGAAGTCTCATTTAAATCAGCCGGTGTTGCCAACAAGTTAGTTTGGTTACCCGACAAACTTGGGTGAGCAGCACTACACAAAGCTGCGCCATCACCGATAGGCGATGTTGCAAGAAATGCGTTATTCAGTACGGATGCACCTTTAATTTGTCGTGTTTGAGCCATAGACCGAGCAAGAGCACGAGTATAGCGAGTCGCTAACTTATCGTACAAATTGTCTTCAACAGCTTCTTCTGTGATTGAGAAAGCAAGCGCAATCGTTTCCATTGTGTAACGAGCAGTATAAGTCTCTTGCGCGTTATCAAAGTTAATTGCACTACCTTCACTCTTAACAGGTGCAGTTCCGAAACCAGAAAGCATTACTTCCTCTTCAAAAGCTCTATCTGAACTTTCAGCAGAAAAAATTTCCGCAGCTTCGTCTTCGTACCTATCATATTCCAACCCAAATAAGGCATTCAGGCCAGGCTCTAGTTCTTTGGCTAATTGCGCTCTAGAAATAGTCATTGTCGGCCTCCTTAGTTAAGTCCGGTTGAGTCGGCAGTAGTTTGTGAATCAAAACTACGTGTACCGGCGTTAAAGTGAGCATTTAACCGCACTATAAACGGGATACCCGCTACAGTGTAGTCGCTGTTTGCAACATCATCTACAATTCCAACAATGCGTAATGGAAGCGTAGCAGTCGCTGCCGCATTTGCCACACTCATTTGTGAATTAGATGCACCCGTGTCGGTAGATCCTGTACGAGCAGAAGTACCTAGATCCGTGTTAGCAAAAACAAGACCTTGAGCGGTTGCTCGATCTGTTGTGCTGGCATCGGAAGCTATTTGGAATAGCTGATTGGGGTTATCTGCAACATAAGCACGGACAGGGTGATTTGTGTCTACGCTTACACCGTTTGATCCAGGCCAGTAATTAATCCACACAGGCTTTTTTTGGACCGAATCGTGATACAAAACACCAGTTAAAACACCTAGTGCTTGAGTTGTGCCACCGTTAGTAGCACCTGCCTGATCTATAAATCCTGAAGCTAATGGCACAACAATTTCACCATTAAAAATAGGATTAGTGTTGTTCGTAGCTATTTCATACTCAGTAATACCAGTAGAGTTAGCACCGCTTCCCACCAAACCAATAGGACGTAGACCATAGGCTGTTTCTTGATTTGCCATTAGTTCTTCTCCTTAAAAGGTCACTCTTTTCGAGGACCACCAAATTGTACACGCGTTTGTCGATCCGGTTTAGTGATCGACATTGAATTGTGGGCGTTTTCTCGCATAAGATCTTGATCAACTGCTTCTTGCAAGTCCGAAGCACGGCCTTGATAGTATTCATTTCGTTCTTTTACAGTTTCAATCGGGATCTTTGCTAACAATAACCCGCCAACCCCTATAACACCTTCATACTTACCTGAATCTATTACGGGAGCCTCGAAGTCCGGATGTTGATCGGCACGAACTAATTCGTAGCCTTCTCTTAACCGTGCAGACACATTTTTAGTATCTGAAAAGCCTCGTGCTTCCGCTCTAATCCAACGGTGTTTATAACCGTCTTCAGCAGGTGGTGCATCTAAACTAGAAGAAGGGGCCCAAGGCTTTCGCTTTGAAGTTTTTTCTCTAGTGCTTGCTGCGCGAGGAGTATTAGTGCCCTCAAAACCTTTTTTAGTTGATGACATTTTATTCTCCTATTGTTTGACGTATTTCGCGTATTCGTCTAGTGGCACACCCAATTTTTTAGCTACTGCTACTTGGCTTGAGGTGAGTCTAACCTTCGTGCTCTTACTGCGTCCTTGTGTTGTACTGCGGGAGCTACTAGCAACAGTTTGGACGGGTCTTCTGCTGCTTCCGTTTGGTGCCCCTGTTTTATTGGGGAAGTTTTCTTTTAATCTATGATCTAACTCATCATAATAGTCATCGCTTCTGGGGTCAAACCCTTCTTCTTCGACCATCTTTTTGTGTATACCAAATGTCGCAAAAGTCATGGCTTCGTCTTTTCCAAACCAATCATTACGCGAAGCCCACTCTTCTGCTTTTGGATCAGGAGCAGGGGTTGCGGGAGCCGCTTGAGACTGTTGCGGAGCTTGCTGCTGCTGCGCTTGAGCTTGCGCTTGCGCTTGTTGCGTCCTCATTTCCTGCTGTCGAGATGCTTTAGCATACTCATTGGCAGAAACCGCTAATTGGGCTATTTTGGTTTGCGCTTCTACCAAGGCATCCGGATTGTTTTCCAACATAGCCTTTTTTAAATCTTCTTGCGCTTGTATTTGCTCTGCTTTTATTCGACCGCCATGCTCGTTTAAATAGCCATGATCTAGCGTATTTACCCTTTGCTTTAGCTGATCTGCTTCGGCTTTTACACTTTGTGCATAATTTACAGCTTCTTGTTCTCGCCGCTCTGCTTCGCGCATCTTCTTAGTAAGTTTACTAATGCGTTTTTTTACGCTTTCACTGTGCTCTGCGTGCTCATCGTCGTTGTTTTTGGCTTCAACTTTCTCTTCGACTACTTCAGCTTCAGCTTGGACATTAACGTCAGATTCGTCCGTTTTGCTCGGTAGCTCTATTTCAGTCTCCTCGTAGCCCTCAAAATCAAGATCCACGTTTCCATCTTCTGCTTTATGCTCATTTTTCGACATGGCTTTAGTCCCCTATAGGCTTAGTATATCGTCAGGATTTTCGATAGTGGCTATGATCTCATCATCATTAATGATCCTTACCTCACCACCTTCAATCTTAAAACGAGTACCGCCATAACGTGGGAAAATAACCCAATCCTTTTCTTTACACCACGGACCTGAAGGGAACTTTTCAGTATCAGCATAGGCCAAAGGCCCCTGTTTAACGACATATCCAACGACAGTTTGTAATTGGTCTTCTAAAATTGTTTGATCCGTAAGAAGAATGCCTCCCTCCGTTTTGCCTTTACCCCGATAAGGTAGCACTAGAATGCGCCAACCAGCCGGTTGTGGCATCCGTTCTACTGCGGAGAGGTCTAGCTTACTAGGATCTAACACACGCTCTTCGGGTGTAACGTAAGAGTTTTGTACACGTTCTTCGGCTGTAGGCACAGCGTCCGTTGTTGACTTCATACTTATTGCTCCTGTTTTTCTAGCAGGTTCGAGAGTTCCTGGTTGATGTAACTTAATGCCGACAATTGCCCCATGCAGTGTTGATACTGCTCCATGTTGCTAATGCCGCTTGCTTCTAAATGATTTAAAACAGATGCGTGTCTGTCTTTTATAGTACTTTGTACAAATTGCACCAAGCTTATTACGTCCATATCCACAATATACCCCATAAGTCCGATATCATTGCGTATAGTAATATACTTATGCTTTTTTGCGCACCTTTTTTTTACTTTTTCCCGCAGTATTTAACGCAATGGCTACCGCTTGCTTCTGCGGATACCCTTCACCACGGAGCTTTTTGACATTACCGCTTACTGTTTTTTTAGCACTACCTTTTTTTAAAGGCATAAGTATTTTTCCTCTAAGTCTACAAAAATAGGGGTTTGTTCTCCTACAAATGCCCCCGCAACATTAAACTCAAAATACTCTACTGCTTCCTCGTAAGGCATATCTTCTGCAAGTATATTTATACACTTGTCTCTATCGTAAACAGCAATGGTAGGTTGGCCGTGGCTTTTTTCCGTACCTATTAAAGCTTTGTCAAAGCCATCTGCATACAAAATATTATCTTGCATATGGACACCTAGTTGATAGTAAATTTACCACCGCGAAGCATTGCACCCATGCCTCGACACGTTCCAGTGGTTACCGTGCCTTTAGCCGTATTTGGCGTAGGTACTTCCTTGTAATTACCAAAGGGCACGCTACCTTGGCTTTGAATTACCTCTTTATTTGACGCTTTGGGCGGATTTGGAGGGGTAGAGCCGTTCGTTCTGACTGTTCTCTTCATGGTGTTTCTCCTTCTTTTTGACGTAGTCTCATGTCTTCTCGCTCATTTGACGCATTTATTCGTGCTGCCGTCTGTTTTTCCTGCGATTCTAGCCTATCATCAAACTGACGGCTTCTTTCACTAAGTTTTTGCTCTTCTAATCCAAACTTAGCTTGATCGTTGGCAATATCGGCCATTGTTTTTTGTTCTTTTATGCCTAATTCTTGCTCTTTAAGCGCAACAAGAGGATCAGGGCCTTCTGCTTGACCTTGACCCATGATATTTTGGCTCATCATACGCACTTCAGCAATTTTATCGGCAATAACCTGCGATATTTGCGCTTCAATGCTTATAACTTGCTCTTCTGTAGGCTCTTGGCCTTGATTTTGTTGCATAAATTGCGTCATTACCTGCTCTTGAGCCATCAATTTTACGTGTTCCATGATGTGCTTCTGCAATGCCACCGCTACAGGAGGTGATGCTTGCACCACACCAGAAGCCATGAACACTAAATGCGCCGCAATGTGCGCTTCATGGTTCTGCCCTTCAAAAGCTTTGAGATCAATGCCATCTAAAGCATCTACATTCTCTTGCGCAGGATCTTTAGGCGTCGGAGCGTCTAGTTCTGGGGCATTCAAAATGCTATCTATGTCCCTTACGCCTAATGCTTCATACATTCGACGATACGCTTCTGGCAAATTATGTAGATCAGGGGCTTGAGCCGCTAATTCTAGCTGACTTTGCGCCAAAGCAATGCGCTGTGCTTGCGAAAAGATATTAGGGTTAGATACCGGCACAACATCAATTCGATCATCAAAGTCTTGCGCCATAATCTGAGGTGTCGCGCCAGCCACATCATACGGATATTCCTGTGGCAAAAACTCATGCATCACTCGAGCAAGGATCTTAAACTCTTTTCGCATGGCATAATGCAAACGTTTATGAATAGCACTCATCACTCGAGCACCTTGCTCAAGCATAGCAACTGTAGTGCCTACCGCTGCGTTCTGATTACCATCCCCCACTTTCATATCCGTAATCGTTGCAAACCGCTGTGCGGCATCAACCACAAACCCTAACAGTTGAAACAACACGGTATCAGGACCTTTGAAAGGTAAAGGCATTAAGCTGTCTCGAATGGCCCCTCCTGGAGCATCTACATCCCTAAACTCACCAGGCTGCAACGGATCGGCATCATCCCTTACTCTTAGGCCACGCGCCTTAAACCCTGCGGGAAGATTAGACAAAGTTCCTGCATCTATCAGTTGCCTCAACGAAGCCGTCGCCGTAGTGGCTAATCCGCCAATGGTGTCAATAAGCCCTAACCCGTAAAAGCCAAATCCAGGCAAAAACTTGTAATGAATAAAATACTCTATCTTTAAAAACTCTTTAGAATCTTCCAAATAATTTCGACGTATAGACAAAATAGTGCTCATGTCTTCGCAGATAGTGACGATATACGGCAGTTTAATCCCCGTCGTTTCGCCTTCTTCATCCTTATGCTCAAAGCCGTCTAAGTCCAGTTCCACGTGAAACTCAAGAATAGTGGTGTCATAGTTGCCTTGAGACGGCTCGACACCTTCAATTTTGTTCATCTCTTTTCTTACTTCGTCTGGCGCGGCACTGCTCGGTACAATGTCTACATCTCGATAGAACCCTGCAACCTGCTGCTTACGCAAGTCGTTTACGCTCATATCAATCCGATGCGTGATAATAGGACACGTTTCTAAATTAGACGTCTCATACGGCACAATCAAATCAGTCGCTTGAATAAACGTTGAAACCGGTCGATCCAACGCGGCGTCATAGTACACTTTCTTAAACGCCGATCCGGCAAGAGGGAGGTAATACAGCATCTGATCAAACTCAGGCGTGTACTCCTGCATCACATTCATCAAGTAGTAATTCATAAACTCTTTGACACGATGGGCCTGTTGTTCTTTTTCTTTGTCTATCGCACCCATTATCACCGTGCGGACAGGGCCGTCTGGCGGTAAAAGCTCGTTGTAGGCTTGTGCTTGGAACTGGGTGGCAGCTTCTGCCAACAACGGGTGCGTTACCCCGCTTGCGCCCTTGAACGGCTCTGTGCGGTCTTCATACTTGTAGCCAAGAAGCTGAAGCCCTTTCTCGTAGTTGTCCCGCCAATCTTTACGGGTTTCATTGTTATTCTCATACTGACCCATTAATTCGCTGGTCAAAGTCCCAAGGGCCGTATCATCTAGCTCCTCGGCTAGGTTGCGGTAAAAATCTCCCTCGTCTACCGTAACTTCAGGCTGCGGATCAAAGTCCACCGTAGCACTGCCGTCCTCTTCCGCTATAATCTCAACGGTAGAGCTATCTATCTCTTTGGCCCTTAATGAATTAGGCACTGCAATCTCAACCTGCTCTTCAATCGAGAGTTCAGTCATAGGGTCTAGTCTTTCAACCATCGACGTAATCGGATCGTTTTCTTCAGCCATTTTGGTTTCTTCCCATAATGCGATCTAAAGCAGATAACATTTTATTGCTTGGCATAATTCCCGCTCGGGAATTCATCATGTTTTGAACGCCCTGTTGCCGCTTCTGCATGGCAATCTCATTAGGGCCTACGCTTACCGACATCGTAAACTCTTTGTAAGGGTTCGTGGGCTCTGAAACAGGGCCCCCTTGATTAAAGGTGTACACGGTCTCTTCTTCCTCCATGTACGGAGTGTCTGCACCAAACTCCGGCTGATACTCCCTCTGGATGTTGCCTCGGACCGCATCAACGGTGGCTTCGGTGTCAAGGTCCAACAGGCGAGTAGCCCCACTCATTTGGCCCCCCGCTGCAATTTGACCTGCACTAATTCCACCAGGCGTAGCTACCCCAAGGGCCGCTATTTTTGCTTTACCTGCATCCAAGGCTTGTTGCTTTTGCATGGGCGTAAAGTTTGCGCCTAGCATAGCCTCCGATTCCCTAATGATGTTAGCGACCTTCTGCTCAACAGAAAGCGGTGTCTGACCGGTATCTGCCGCAGGATCAGGGTCTCCAGGTTGAAACTTAGGTAAACCTATCGGCATGACCGAAGTATTTACCGTGCCAGCAGTATTGGTGCCGCCTACTCCTGTGCCTATGTTCATCACGTTAGGGTCAACTTGGCTAACCGTCGGAGTGTCAAACATCGTCAGGTTATCGGCCCCTGTCGCTACAATGTTGCCCGTAGTGTCCTGTGTCCCTACCGTCGTGGTGCCCGTGCCATCCGGATTGATCCCCATACCTGTAGACGGGAACTGTGCATAAGTTGTTAATTCGCCAATGTCCGGTCCTGACCCTTGGGCCGTGCTCTGTCCCATTGTGATCGCCGTAGTAGGCAATCCCGAAGAATCTAAGCCTCGAGACACTACAGGGGTCCCACGCGTTATGTTCCTTTGCTGAAATGACATCGGATCAAACAAGCCCGACGCAATCTTACCTTCGGCAATAAGATCATCAACCGTGCCATAGGAATTTGGATTTAAATTTCTAAAATCTTGCGCTGCATTCGGGGCTTGAAAGTCTTGAGCCCCTCCAGGCTGATAGTCCGCTAAACTAAAGCTAGAAGCTACCATAGGGTCTACCGGCTGTTCGTACCGATCCATGATGCTGTCAAACGCATCCCCGATGTCTTTGAAATCACCGACGCCCTCTACCTTTGGTGGGGCCCCTATAACTCCTACAAAATCAATGGCGTCAAAGTCCGCTGCGCCTTGGTTCCTGTAATCAGTGACATACTGCGCGGCAATCTCTGTAGGCGTCATGGTTAAAAAATCACCGACGTCCGAAAGCCTTAACCTACTTTGATTGTCCTTAATAAACTTAGCATAGGCATCTTCTTTTGCCGCCGTCTTACTTGCCCCCTCAATCACGCCTATGCCCGAATCAATCTGCTTAGTAATAGAACTTAGCTGGGCCAGCACTTCTTCTCGCGTTAAAAAATCCGCCATAATCTACCCGTAATACTGTATTTGTGAAGGTTCTGGAGTATCCCAATCATCCGACGGCAACTGAACAAAGTTGCCCTGCCGATACCGCATCAACGCTTGTGTCGTGCTATCTACCAAGTCGTCATACTCCCCGTTTGGAAAGGCTGCACACTCTTCTATCAGCTCCTCGGCCCACATCTGATCTGGAGCCCAGATCATACCGCTTTCAAATAACGGAGCTACACTGTGTACACGCGATACTTTATCATTACCCCTAGAAGGCGTAAAGTTTACCACAGGAATTCCCATGTTCCTTAATTCATGCGTCAAAGGGGTCCCTGTCGCTTTTGCCTCAATAATTACTGTTTCGGGGTCCCAGAAGCGATATAACTCATACGCCTTCTCCTTCAACTCCGGAAAATCCCATCGCCCCTTCACCGAATCCAAAAGTATTAAATTAGGGGCCCCTGACTCATTAGGGTAGAAAACCCCCCACGTAGTAATCGCACTAAAATCCGCCGTCTCCTTCTTACTGAACGCCGTGTCATAACTTTGAATAACATACTCCAACGCCGGAACCGACTCCTTCTCCCAAAGGTTCCACCACTCCCGCTTCAAAATAGACGTTTCATCACCCGTCGGATTCTGCTGATACTGCGCATTCCACTTGCTGACAGGGATAGACGCCTGTACCGCCTTCAAATCCTGTAAAGGCCAATACTCCGGCCAACACGACCGCCCACTAGGCATGATCGCAGGTAACTCCACAACCTCCCACTGGTCCGCTCTATCCTCTTTAGCCTGTGAGCGCATCAACTGTCCCGTCAGATCCTTGTCTGACCAACGCGTCATTACCAAAACTATCGAACCTCCAGGCTGTAAACGCTGGCGGGGGCCCCCCGTGTACCAATCCCATGCGTCATCAAAACCATGGTTCGACATCGCCGTCTGCTCAGAATGAGGATCATCAATAATAATTAAATCACCACCACGACCCGCTAAGTTAGACCCAACACCCACCGCATAATACATACCCCCACGCGCCGTATCCCACCGCCCAGAGGCTTTTGAATCAGCAGATAGCTTAGAATCAGGAAATAAATCCATATAGTCGTCACGCTCCAAGAGATTCTTCACCTTACGTCCAAAACCCACCGCAAGTTCCGTGGTGTGTGTGGCTTGGATTATCTTCATGTTTGGATTTTTCCCGATCATCCATGCAGGAAACAAGTAACTGGCAAACTCACTCTTGGTATGTCGAGGCGGCATATTGATTATTAAACGCTTTAAATCGCCGCTGGCTACACGCTCCAGCTTTTCTGCAATAATTTTATGATGTTTACCGGTTATAAACTCAGGCCACATGGCTTTGACAAAGGGTAAGAAATTATTGCTACAGGCTTCCATACGATCAAGCTGGGCTAACCGAAGCTGGAGCCTCAGAGCCTGATCGGATACTTCATTTGTTAGTTCGTTATATGACATTTGGGTGTATCATAACATTTTTTTACACAATTGTTAGTTAAAAACATACACCTTGTGCTCTCCCGAGGGAAATCCCCTACTGTTCTCTCAAAACGTACCTACCTATCTTCCCATGATTCCATCTAGCCTCTATTCAGGGACTCCTGACGCCCCCCACCCTCCAGGATACCTGGACCAGGGACCTTGGAAGGTCCCTTGGGTGGGGGGCGTCAAGGGTTGACAGGCCCTGCCTGTCATGCTAGGCGCACGCAAATTTTTACAGTCGCCCACAAAAAAGCCCACCAAGCGGTGGGCTTTGGTCTGCAGCCGGTCGGCTATACGATCACAGAATTCCCATTCCCTTCTTCGTAGGCTTCAAGTATCCGGTCGCGTGTTTCATGTCCGTACTGCTGATATTCCTCGAAAGCTATTTCACTCATGATGTAATGATTGACGGGGCCTTCCGCATTGTAATAAGCAGAATCCACCCGCTCTAAAACTCTATTCAGCACTATTCTGGACGGGTCAAGCCCCTCTGGATCGGGCTTGTGATGGTACTCATACACATCCGTCCCCTCACATTGGTCACAATCCCGTGACCAAATCGCTAGAACCGTGGTTAATTTTCCTTTGGAATTGGTGAACGCTTTAAGCATAATTTCTCTAAGTAGCTCACCAATCTCTGAAGAATCTAACGCTGTCAATAACTCTGGGTGCTTGATGTAATCAATCATGATCTATGCCCCGCAAATGCCGGTGGAGCCACGTTCAAAAAGTAATCAAACACCCCGAGGTTATCATGTCCGTATTGGGTTACACGATCCGAACCCCAAGTCCCAATGACCTTGAACCCATCGGCTGAATTAAACTCTACCCAAATGGTGGGCCCGCCGCCCGCCACCATCAAATGAACTTCGAGCATTTCGCCCTGTGAATTAAACAAATAGTTTTGATCATATGTAGCACGGGCTAACCAATCGCCCACATCTTCATATTCCCTAAAAGCAAATCGACAGTCCGACTGTAGCCACTTGTAAACATCTTTCACATTTGCTTCGAGTTGCAGTCGGCTGCTGTCCTTCTTTGGTGGTATTGGCATTCCAATTACATCGTCCATAGTTAAGTTTTGTATATCCATCGTTATAGCTCCTTTGGTTGAAGAGCCATTATACACATAAAAAGCATATAGACTCAAGGCCCACCCCTTGCAATATGCTTTGATATTTTGCATGGCAAGGGGTGGGCCAACTGGCACACGAAACAAAAAAA